CTCCCGCAACTGGCTAATATTGATACTGTCATATCTGACCCGCCTTATGGCATAGACCACGACACAGAATATAACTTCTCTGGTGGTTCTGTTCTTGGCAATCAATACAAGCGCATCAAAGGCGATGATAAACCTTTTGACCCTTCACATCTTTTAGGCTATCGCAAGGTTATTTTGTGGGGCGCAAATTGTTACCCTGAGAAATTACCACAAGGTAGTTTGCTTATTTGGGATAAGCGTCAACCTAAAGGCGAAAAGAATGTAATGTCAGATGGTGAAGTCGCTTGGATGAATAGCGGTCATGGTGTGTATATCTTCAATCACACATGGGATGGTTTTATTCGTCAATCTGAAAAAGGCGAAAATTATCATCCAACACAAAAGCCCGTTGCGCTCATGCGCTGGTGTATTCAGAAAGCGAAGCCGCAGGGCGTGATAGTTGACCCTTATTTTGGTTCTGGTTCTTTGCTTGTCGCCGCTCGTGATTTAGGTTTTCAGGCAATTGGTATTGAAGCCGAGATTAAGTATTGCCGCGTGGCTGTCTCACGTCTTGCACAACAAACGCTCTTTACGTTGCCTAACACAGCGTCCACCCGACAGGGGCGGGCTGTGCCAGAGTTTGATAACTTTGAATAAAATTGTGGTCTTGCGTTCTCGCCCCTGCGGGTAACGCCAGCCGTTGGCTTTTGCTTGCAGAAAGGATTTTATGCACAAACATAGTTATTCTTTATTTGTCACGATAGAAAGGCTAATACCTGAACCTGGCACACCTAAAGCATTTTACAAATGTGATTGTGGCAGTGAGCTGTCAAGCGGTGAGGGTTTAGCTATCATAAACGCCGCCCAGCCCGTGCTTGTACTGGATGCGCCGCAAACGGGTGTATTCTTTCAGTCGGACGTGGCTTGTGCGTGCAACAAACCGTTGCTATCTACTGGTAATGTTACGTCCACAACTTGTATGCGTTGCGGCAAACCGTTAGGCAAATAAAACATGCACACTCACCCCAAGCCATTCACATTCACAAGATCGAAGCGGAAGCACTTGCGCCCGCCGAGATTTTTTGTCATCTGCTCAGAGTGTGGCGTAGAGTTGCAGGCCGTCATGAATGTGGACGGGTCGATCCATACATTCACAACCAACCGCAGGCGGACGAGGAAACGGGTATACTCTTTCAGGCTGACGCCTGAGTCTGCTCAGAAGGTTAGGGCTATGCAAAAAACAGGAGAGCTGTAACGATGTTAGACCCCGACTTCCTTGACGTTTTACCAGCCGAAGCCGTCGAGCTTTATCAGGAATTTGCAGACGGCGTGATCTCCGACCTTGCGCGTCGAATAGGTAATATGTCCTATTCATCCGCAGGCTGGCAGGCGCAGCAGTTACAGGAGGCAGGTTTAGCCTATCAGGACATCATCAAGCGCGTCGCACAACTGACAGGAAAATCAGAGGCGGCCATTCGGGGGATATTCTACCGCGCGGGCGTCCGCTCCATGAGGTTCGACGAAAAGATATACAAGGCGGCGGGCGTTGACCTGCCGCTCACGCTATCCCCCGCAATGCAGGACGTGCTGAATATAGGTATCCTAAAGACGAACGGGATACTCAAGAACCTGACGCTCACGACCGCGCTGTCTGGACAGCAGGAGTTTATTCGCGCCAGCGACATTGCCTATCTCGAGGTGACCAGCGGGACACGCGATTACAACAGCGCGATAAAAAAGGCGGTCACGAGCCTGGCGGATCGCGGGATCACATCCGTCAATTATCAAAGCGGTCACACGGATCAGATCGACGTAGCCGTGCGCAGGAACGTACTAACAGGTGCACAAAAGACAGCGGGAGATATGCAGATTCAACGCATGGATGAAATGGGGACGAACCTTGTCGAAGTATCTGCTCATGCTGGTGCAAGGAACGAAGGAACAGGGCCGCGAAACCATGAGTCATGGCAGGGGAAGGTTTATTCGAGAATAGGCGAACAGGGCAAATATAAGGACTTCGTGACTGAAACAGGCTACGGGACGGGCTTGGGATTAAAAGGTTATAGCTGCCGTCACAGCTTCTACGCGTTTTTTGAAGGAGTATCCACAAGAGTCTACAATCAGGAGATGCGCGAACAACTGGCGAATAAAACCGTCACGCTGAACGGCGTCGAGATGTCGCAGTACGATGCGTCACAGGTGCAACGCGGTCTGGAACGTAAAATAAGATTTTGGAAGCGGCGCAAGATAGCGAGCGATGCGACAGGCTTGGATATAGACACATCCGTGGAGACTTCCAAAATACGTTATTATCAGAGTCAGTTACGCGAATTTGTAAGGCAGACAAAACTTCCCCGCCAGAATGTGCGTGAGCAGGTTGTCGGCCAGTGACATCATTACGGATATTGATATTCTCGAGCGATGACGAAATTCTACAATTCGTTAAAGATGTCCTGCTCGATACAGGGTTCGATGCAATACTCAAAAGGACAATATTTTGCTGAAAGAGGGGTCATTGGACGACAAGGAACGGCAGATAATAAGGTCCCACCCTGGACTAGCCTACAACCTTCTCTCGCCCATCCCATCCTTGACCAAAGCCATCAATATTCCATTCTGCCATCATGAGAAATGGGACGGGACAGGCTACCCGCGAAAGCTAAAGGGAAAGGCGATCCCACTGGAAGCCAGGATATTCTCCATCGTGGATGTCTACGACGCTTTGACCAGCGACCGGCCTTACCGGGATGCGTGGAAAAAGGCGCGCGCGCTTGATTACATAAGCGCCGAACGACGCTTCTCATTCGACCCTGAGATCGTCCCCGTGTTTCTGGATATGATGAAAGTAACCTAATGCAATGTGGAGCGTCTCATATTTGTGGTAGCCTTATGGCATCCTTTAGTATCGTAGACACATCATTGGAGCCGTTTATGAGTGAGAGTTTATTGGTAGGCATACTGGGAACAGCGGTCGCAATGGCCGGGGCATTATTATCCTTTCATGCGGGTAGGACGCTTAACAACGCGAACGCTCATTCGATCAATGCAAAGACGCTCATCGAGTTATCCGACAAGGTGCGTGAACTCACGAGGGAGGTTATCGAAATTCACAACGAACTGGATGACGTGAAAGATAAGAATCACATGCTATGGGCGTATGTGTATCAACTGCTGGACGGATACAAAAAGAATGACATCACTCCGCCCGAACCGCCCGCCGAGCTAAAGGATGACGCGCAAATGAGCAGCCTCTTGAAATGGATCAATGAGAAATGAAAGCCACAGGAAAACCGAACCAGAGATGAGTGAGAAATTATCCCCCGATAAGATGCTGTATATCGACACACCTAATGGGCGTGTGATGGTGACGGTAGAGGATGACGGCTCGCGCTGGGTGTCTGTTGAAGATTACAAGAAGCTGATGGATATTCCAGTGACGAATAAACCATTTCTGGAATTAATTTATAGTTTTGCAAAACAATACATTTCTTTTTACGAAAGACAGATAAAGAGAAAATAGGTCTAAAGAAAGGTTACAAGGAACGTAATTAGTGCTATACTAAAACTAACTACAGTGCAGGGCGCATCGCGTCACGCGCAACCCCATAAGCAGGACTCATAAGAGCCATGCTGAGCGACAGAGAATATCTGTTATCAGCGTTGCTCTTTTTTGTTTAGTCAATCGTTCGGTTAGAACGACATCTAACCAGCACAAGGCGGTCGTTACCGCGTAATCAAAACGAAGTGAATCGGAGAAAACAATGAAAAGAGAAGATTTAGCAAAGATCGGGCTGACAGATGAAGCCCTGGAAAAAGCAGGACTGGATAAGACTGTCATTGATTCCATTATGGAATTGTACGGAAAAGGGATCACTAAATTCAAGAGTGACGCCGAATCCCTGCAAACCGAACTTGATACCGCCAACGCCAGCTTGACCGAAGCAGGCCAGACCATTGAGAAATTCAAGGGTATGGACATCGACGCAATCAAGCAGGCCGCCGAAGATTACAAGGTTGAAGCTGAAAAGGCCAAGACCGAAGCGGCGCAGCAGATCCTATCGCTGAAACGCGGTCACGCCCTGGATGAAGCCCTGAAAAGCTCATTCAAGGTCAAGGACATCAAAGCGGTCAAGGCTTATCTGGATGATGAGAAGATCCAATTCAACGAGAAGGACGGCACGTTTGTCGGACTCAGGGAGCAGATCGACCCATTGCTGACAGAAAAAGATTATCTATTCATTGACGAATCCGAAACGCCAAAGATCGTGGATGGCGCTAAATCAAAATCAGTATTACCGGATGCCTTTGAAGCCGCCATGAAGAAGGGCGCGGGCATCCCAACCGAATAAGGAAACAACAAAATGGCTAACTCCATTACATTAGTAAGCAAGTTTGTAGCCTTGATCGATACCGTGTACAAGCTGGAAAGCAAGACCGCCATGCTTGACGCACTCACTCAGACCCCGGACTTCCTGGGCGCGAACGAGATCAAGGTCATGAAACTGTCCGCCGTAGGTCTTGGCACTTACAGCCGCGTGACAGGCTATCCCGCTGGAAATATCACCGCCGCGTGGGAAACGATGACACTGGCTGCAGAACGTGGCCGCGGGTTCACACTTGACCGCATGGACAACGAAGAAACTCTCGGCCTGGTGCTGGGTGCGTTAATCCGTGAGTGGATGCGCGCCTATGTCGCGCCCGAGATCGACGCCTACCGCTTCGCAAAGTACGCCGCAGGCGCAGGCTTGACCGTCGCCACCCCCGCGACCCTCTCGACCGCCTCCGCAGTATTGGCCGCCGTTGACGCGGGAAATCTTGCCATGAGTAATCAGGAAGTCCCCGAGGAAGGGCGTAAGCTGTACATCACCTTCACGCTCTATGAATTACTTAAGGCAGCCCTGACCCGCTCATGGTCGAATGACGGCGCAGTAAGCCGCGCGGTCAAATCCCTGGAAACGACCGAGATCGTACCCGTCCCACAGTCACGCTTTTACAGCGCGATTGACCTGGATGCAGGCGCAACGGGTGGCGCGGGTGGTTACGCCAAATCAGGCGACACCGGCACCGCCGATCTGAACTTTATGATCGTTGCCCCGTCCGCTGTCGTGCAGCCGATCAAACTCAATCAGGTCAAGTACTTCTCGCCAGAGGTCAACCAGACTTCAGACGGCCACCTGTGGCAGTACCGCCTGTATCACGACGCCTTTGTCTATGACAATAAGGTCAACGGGATTTACACCCACCTCAAAGATAGTTAGTGAGGTGATCTCATGAGACTAAAAAAAGACGGAGTTTCGGTCACCGCTGTTCATCCCGCCGACATCGCCCGCTTCAAAAGTCTTGGTTACGTTGAGGTAGAGGGCGCGAAGCCCTCTACCAGCGCACCCAAGCCAGACAAGGACTTCGCGCAGGAACAACAGGACATCGTCGAGGAAGTTATCGAGCCTGAGAAAAAGGCACGCAAGAAACGAGCCGCGAATAAGTAGGTGAGTTATGACCGCGTATGCAGATTACACCTATTATACAGACGAGTATCTAGGCATCCTGATAGCAGAGGCAGACTTTCCGCGTCTGTCTCTGCGGGCGTCCGAAGTCGTTGACCAGATCACCTTTAACGGTGTGGCGGCCATCATCACAGCCGACACGCCCGCCGATCAAGTCCTGTTGATAAAAAATGCTGTCTGCGCGGTCGCCGAAGAAATGAGCGACATCGAAACCAATGGCGGCGACGCGGGCATACAGTCCGAGAGTCTTGGCAATCATTCCGTGACCTACGTCCAGGGATCGACCCGCACCCTGACGCCCGATCAACGCTACGTCTACGCCGCCCGTAAGTATCTTGGTGATACAGGTCTGATGTACAGAGGCCTCGGGTGAGAACCAACGCCCCCTGCACGCTCTACAATAAATATATCTCCGCTGGCGCGGAGGTTTATCAGCGATCTGAGATTTCCGCTGTCAAGTTTGAAAATCGCAAAGCCATCAACGTTATAAAATCCGGACTACTCGAAGCCGACGCGGTTGTGATCTATATCCCGACAGTGGTTATCAGCGGGTATTATGTGGAGCCTAAAGCGTGGCAGGCGCTGAGCGTCAAGACTGGATTTCTTACCCTGCAACCAGGCGACTACATCGTGCGCGGAGTGGCGACCGAAGTCATATCGCCCACGTTCACGATCTCCGACCTGAAGGCGAAATATAACGACGTGGTACGGATCACGACCGTAGACCGCCAGGACGCAGGCTCGCCAAGCATGTGGCACTATCAGATCGGAGCGAGCTAATGGCCGGCCCCGTTATCAATACCCCGCGCGGGACGATCATCGTCACCGAGAACGGCAAAGCCGAGTTGACTTTCAGTCCGAACTTTCGCAGTAAGTGGCAGGGTAATTACACCGCCGCTCAAAAGTTCGTAGACTCGGAAATTTTGCGGCTGAGTGAGCCATACGTCCCATTATTGACAGGGACGCTCATCGCCAGCGGGATACTCGGAACGAAGGTCGGCAGTGGTGAAGTGTCATGGATCGCACCCTACGCCCGCCGTCAATACTACTCGCCGCGCAAAGCAGGCAGCGCCACGGGACCGCAGCGCGGGCCCTATTGGTTCGAGAGATTCAAAGCTGTGCATGGCAAAGCCGTAATAGCTGGAGCAAGGAGAATAGCGGGAGGCGGTCAATGATAGCTTTCCGTTCATATACACAGTATAATGGAGGTATGTGGA